CAAAGTCAAATACCAGGAGTGGCTAGAAGAACAACAAGCCAGCCAGGAACAAAGCTTTGAAGAGCTTCAACGTGAACAAGGCCTTACTAATCCTGTTTACGGGCAACCACAGAATCAACCTGTTTACCAAGAGCCTTCTGCAAGAGCTCAAGAGTGGGCAGAGAAAAATGAATGGTTTGGGACTGACCAGGCAATGACAGATCAGGTTATGGCAATCCATAAACGATTAGCCGCAACGCAGATTGACTTGGAATCAGACAAATACTATTCTGAAATTGACAGGCAGATGAGGGAAGCTTTTCCTCATAGGTTTGATATCGCGGGGGATGAAACTACCGTCCAAAAAGTAGTCTCCGGATCGCGCACAACTGGAACTGGACGCAATCAAAATAATCGTAGGATTGAGTTGAGTCCTAGCGAACAGCAACTTGCTAAAAGGCTAGGAGTACCATTCAAGGAATACGCAAAACAAAAAATGAGGTTACAGAGATCATGAGCGAAGAAACAAAGACAGGATCTAATAGAACTCCCAGAAGTGCTTCTTCACGGTCAACTAAGGCTGCAAGAAAACCATGGACTCCACCTCAAATTCTGGAAACGCCTCCTGCTCCTGCCGGTATGAGATACAGGTGGATTAGGACGCATATTCGAGGAGAGGATGATAAAACCAACGTACACATGAGGCTTAGAGAAGGCTTCGAGCCTGTTAAGCCCTCAGAAGTAGAAGGCTATGACCTACCAACTATTGATGATGGTAAGCATGCTGGAACAGTGGGTGTTGGTGGATTGATACTCTGCAAGATTCCAGAAGAGACAGCAGATGAGCGTAATGCTCATTTCGAGCAGCAAACCGAAAATCAAATGAGAGCAGTTGATAACGATTTGATGCGAGAGGAGAACCCTGCGATGCCCATGACGAGAGAAAGGAAAACGCAGGTTTCGTTTGGAAAAGGTAGAACTTAATCTTTTTGATTGTGTTTATTTTTAGGAGGCAACGCGATGGCTAATAATGATGCCGCATTTGGCATGCGTCCATCCAGAATGATAGGCGGTGGCGTCTATACTGGTGGACAAAGCCGATATCGAATCGCTGCAAACTATGGCACAAGTATTTTCCAGGGCGACATGGTTGCCCAGGTAACCGGAGGCGGTATTGAAGTACACGCTGACGGTGGAACTGTGCCGATTGTAGGCGTTTTCAATGGTTGCATGTACACGGACCCCACTACTAGTGAGCAAGTGTTCAGCAACTTTTATCCAGCAAGCACAAACGCTTCTGACATCATTGCATTTATCATTGATGATCCGAATGTCGTTTTTGAAATCCAAGCAGACGATACGTTCCCAGTAGCCGACTTGTTCGGCAACTTCGATATTGTCTACACTTCTTCTGGAAGCACCGTAACTGGTATTTCTGGTGCGGAACTGGATGTAGCAACTGGCGCAACTGGTACGAGTTTGCCACTGAAAGCAATTGATATCTCAGGTGACCCTGAGAACTCAGATGTTGCTTCAGCAAACACCAACGTATTAGTTGTTATTCAAAACCATATATTTGGCGTTAAAGGCGCTGGATTAGCTTAGGAGGATAACTAATGGCTATTTCAAGAGCACAGTTAGCCAAAGAGCTAGAGCCAGGACTCAACGCTTTATTTGGCATGGAGTATGCGCGTTATGAAAACGAGCATGCTGAGATCTTTGAGACAGAAGCTTCTGACAGAGCGTTTGAAGAAGAAGTCTTAATAGTTGGATTCGGCAACGCTGAAACCAAATCGGAAGGTCAATCTGTTAACTACGATAGTGCAAGTGAAGGTTTCACAGCGCGTTATACGCATGAAACTATCGCTCTAGGATTCGCGTTAACAGAAGAAGCAGTCGAGGATAATCTCTATGACCGCCTTGGCGCACGTTATACGAAGGCTTTGGCCCGAAGTATGGCTCACACCAAGCAAGTTAAAGCTGCTAACGTATTGAACAATGCGTTTAGCTCTAGCTTTACGGGTGGTGACGGAGTGTCTTTGATCAACACCAGCCACCCATTAGCTGGTGGTGGTACGCTTGCTAATCGTCAAACGACGATGGCTGACCTTAACGAGACATCTTTAGAAAATGCTTTGATCAGCATCAGCACTTTTGTTGACGATCGAAACATGATCTTGGCCCTACAGGGAACCAAGTTGATTGTTCCTCCTCAACTTCAGTTTGTCGCTGACAGGCTTCTAGAGTCACCTGGACGAGTCGGAACTTCCGACAACGACATCAACGCAATCAGGAATATGGGTCTGCTGCCGCAAGGTTATGCAGTCAACCATTTCTTGACTGACACTGATGCGTTCTTCATTTTGACTGACGTTCCAGATGGCTTTAAGCATTTTGAAAGAACTCCGATTTCAACTTCTATGGAAGGAGATTTCGACACAGGTAATGTGAGATACAAGGCTCGTGAGCGTTATAGCTTCGGCTTCAGTAACCCACGTTGTGTGTTTGGTTCTCAAGGAGCGTAATGTTCCACATGGAACATTGATGAGAAGGGGCATTTGTTGCCCCTTTTCTTTTTTTACTGTATAAAACTTGTATCCCTGACAGGTGCATACCGTGCCTGACATTAGCCAAGACAGGAGACACATATGGCTACTTCTACTTTTACCGGACCCCTTCGATCGGAGTCCACCCTAAAAACCATTAGCAAAAGTTCATCAACTGGTGCAATCACTGAGATTGTTACGCTTGGTGACGGACCCGTCAGTCTTTCTGATGGAGATGTGACACTAACTAATGCAACGCATAGTGGCAGAGTATTGCTTGTTCCAGATGGCGGTCAGGACAACACCTACACGCTACCAGCACCGATTGCTGGATCTGTATTTAGATTTGTTTATGCAGGTGGGGCAGCAGATGCGACTGATGCACTTGTCCTCACACCAGGTAACACAAACTTTTATATTGGCGGCGTGACTTTCTTGGATACAGATGGCAACGCAATCAGCAGTGTTTTCTCTAACGGAAGCTCAAACAGCAGTATTCAATTTAACGTACCTGCTGGATTTGATGTAACTATCGTTGGTTTAAATACCACCAACTATCAAATCTTTGGAAATGTTACGAGTACTACTGCACCTGCATTTGCTGACCAGTAATAGGAGGCATTTATGGCTGATACAGTAACCTCTCAAACCATCCAAGATGGAGAGAGAAAAGCCGTACTCAAATTTACGAATATCAGTGATGGATCAGGTGAGTCAGCGGTTACAAAGATTGATGTAAGCGCGCTTGCAAAAAACAGTGCAGGTTCATCCTGCACTGAAGTTGCTATATCAAAGATCTGGTGGCAGTGCGTTGGCATGGGTGTAGAACTCTTGAATGACGCTACAACAGATACTTTGATTATTGCTCTTTCTCCAGACTCAAATGGTATGCACGATTACTCTTCGTTCTCTGGCATACCAAATGACGCTGGTTCTGGTAAGACGGGTGATGTCAAGTTCACCACTATCGGAGCAAGTAACACTGACACATACACTGTTATCGTTGAGGTATTGAAGAGTTATTAATGGCTACTTCTGGCAGCAGCAACTTTGAACCAGATGTTGCGGAGTATATAGAAGAGGCATTTGAAAGATGTGGTCTTGAGTATCGAACTGGATACGATGGCGTAACTGCCAGGAGATCACTAAATCTTTTATTTGCAGATTGGGCTAACAGGGGGTTGAATCAGTGGACGGTTACGAACTCCACCACAACCCTCAGTAAGTCTGATCAGTTTCTTGATCTGACATCGACAACGATCGATGTTCTTGATGTCATTCTTCGCAGAACTGAAAACAACGAAACGACTGATATTCAGATGAATCAGATTGGCAGATCTGAATATTGGAATATTCCAAACAAAGATACCGAAGCAAGACCAACACAATGGTTTCTTGATAAGCAAATAACGCCAAGGTTATACATCTGGCCAGCTGCAGAGAACAGCACGGACCAGGTAATAATAAACAGGTTGGTTAGGATCGAAGACGCAGATGCTGGTGTTAACACGGTAGATGTGCCATTTAGATTCTATCCTTGTTTGAGTGCAGGTCTGGCTTATTACATAGCTTTGAAAAGAGCTCCTGACAGGGTTCAGCTGTTGAAGACTTTGTATGAAGAAGAGTTTGCTCGAGCCGCTGACCAGGATGAAAGCAGAGCATCTTTGATGATTGCTCCTAATCTTAGATCATACAGGCGTGCGTAATGGCTTATGCTTCTGGTAAGTATTCTTTAGCTATATGTGACAGATGTGGGTTTAGATACAGATACAAAGAACTAAGAAAAGAATGGAACAATCTTTTTGTTTGCAGAGAGTGCTACGAGCCTAAAGCGCCACAGATAGACCCTGTTCCTCATGTCGCAGACCCAGAAGCGATAAGAGATCCAAGACCACAGTTACCTCCATCAGTTGTAGCAGGTGAGGGTGTGGTAAGAACAATCGATCCAAATTCAATGATCACCACAACTGGTGATAGTATAGGTTCTGCATTCAAAGCCAGTGGTGCAACTGGAGAGGTTGGTACAGTAACAGTGGTGATATCATGAGCTTTACATTAGCCAGTTTAAAAACAGCCGTAAAAGATTACTGTGAAACATCTGAGTCAACATTCGATACTCAGCTAACCACATTCATTCAAGAGGCAGAAGAAAGAATACTCAAAAACGTAGAGCTTCCTGTATTCAGAAAAAACGTCACAGGAACTGCCACAGCAAGCAATACATATCTTTCAACGCCAAGCGATTTTCTTGCATCGTATAGCTTGGCTGTTATATCAAGCAGCGTTTACAGCTACCTTCTCTTCAAGCATGTATCTTTCATTCGAGACTACACGCCTAATGCATCAACAACTGGCACTCCAAAGTATTATGCTTTGTTTGATGACAACACATTTATATTGGGTCCAACACCTGACACAAATTATGAGTTCGAGTTGCACTATAAGTTTAGACCAGCATCTCTAACTGCAGGATCAGATAGTGGGACCACCTGGCTATCAACCAACGCACCAGACGCATTGTTGTATGGCACTTTGGTAGAAGCAGCTACATTCCTAAAATCACCTGAAGAAGTTCCTGCGTACGAGCAAAGGTTCGTTAGTGCTGTAGCTG